GTTCATTGTCACCTTCAGCTGGGGAGGCGGCCCGCCGGAGTGTTTGTGCTTGCGAACGGTCATTGTTTCCCTCGCTATGGCAGGCGGTTTGCGTGCCCGTCGATGGCATCGGCCGAAATCTCATATCGCCGGATGATCTGGCGATGCTTGACGGCATGTTCGAGAGCGCGATACGGATTCTGGATTTTAACTAATCGGTAGTTCGGGCTCAGCGGATTCCAGACGACGTAAAGCCAGTAGGTGTCGCCAAGCTGCTGAGCCTTCGTCCATTCGGAGTGTTCGAGCTGGATCGGGTTCCCTTCAGTGTACCCTTTGACCTCGATCCTGCGGACCTCCATTGTGCCGAGGGTCTGATCGAACGTCCGCTGAGCACGGTAGTCGAAACCGGTTAGTTTTTCATGGGCTACCCGCTGAATCAGTTCCTCTGGGAAACCCTCGGCGATCAGATCCTCTTTCATGATCTTCTCGGCCGCGAGTTCCTTCCTGCGCCGGGATTCCGGATCGGTGTCAATGCCCCACTGACGCAATGTGCTGGCGATATCGGCGTCCGGCGGGAACACAATTGCGGTGGCTAGGTGCCGGACCGGACCCGTCCGAGCGATTTGCAGTCGCTCCAAGCCTGTAAGACGCTCTCTTCGGCTGCGTTCGAGATCGTCCAGATTCCGTTTGGCTTCGTCGGCCGCCAGCTTGTATTCGGGTTTGCTTCCGAGTTCGGCCATCAGGCGCATGTAGCGTTCCTGTGCCTTGCTGATTCGCATCTTAAATGAACGCTCCAGATAGTCGCGGACGACTTGGGCGAACTGTTGCCGTTCCTGCTGACAACGCGACCGTACCTCGACCTGATGCGTGCTCTTCAGATAGTCGCATGCGGGTTGCGAATCAACCAGGGCCGGCTCGGCCGGCTGGTGCGGGTAAGGAGCGAGATCGATCAGCACGTCGGCGGGTACGACTTCGCGGAGATCGGACTCTTCACGAATCGCAACGACCTCGCCGTACAGTGAAACGTCGTTCCCGCGGCTGTCCTTGCCTTTAATGTTGATCTCGAAGAAATGCAGGCGATATGGGGAACCGGCCTGTGGGTCCATGAAAACTGCCGTGCCGCCAAGGGCAGGAGCAAGAGTTTCGTTCAACCTCTCATCGACCGCCGCGTACAATGGGTGGCCGGGACCGAGGAGCACGGCGTCAAGATACTGGTCCTGGTCGAGGACATCCTTCCGGAAGGTGACCTTTCGATACTCGTTGTCCGCCTTGCCCAGCTTCTGCACTGAGGCCAATCGCTCGGAGCGGAGATCAGCGAGAACGTGTTCGATCCGCCAGAGTCCGTCCGCACGCGGTTCGACCCGCAGTCCGATCCGCTTGCTGGAGGCGATGAATTGATCTTCGACGTACTTCGGCATGAGCCGACGTTCTTCGATTTCCAGATTCCGTTGCTGGAAGCCGGAGAAGTCCACATGGCCGCGGGCGAGCGCGATGCCCGTCGCCTGCTCGTACTCCCGGAGTTTATCGGGATTGATCCGGTCGATCTGGTCGAGGTAGTCGTCAAGCCGACGGGGATCGACGGCCGCTTCTCGGAGCATTTCCGGCAGGTTCACATCGTTGAGCGACAGAACTTCGCCGATCACGTCAAAGACGCGTCCGGCCAGTGAGGCCTTCATCGTTTCCAGCTTTTCGAGCAGCCGTTCAAGGATTCGACCTTCCACGATGGCGTCGCCGTCTTCGCCCGAGGTAGCCACAAAGTTGAAGGCGTAGCAGTCGTCCCGCTGGCCGATGCGGTGGATACGCCCGAGCCGCTGTTCGAGGCGGGTCGGGTTCCACGGCATGTCGTAATTGATCATCAGGTGGCAGAACTGGAGGTTGATCCCTTCGCCCGCCGCTTCAGTTGCTACACACACCTGAGCCTGCGCGCGGAATAACTCTTGCGCCCGCTTCCGTTCGTGCGGATTCATGCCGCCATGAATCTCGCAGGTGGTGCAGCCCCAGCGAGTCAGGTGCTCCTTGACGTAGTTCAGCGTGTCGCGGTGCTCGGTGAAGAGCAACAGTTTCCCGCGTCCGTCCTTGAGCTCTGAAAACTGAGCCCGTTCGAGGCAGGACTTCAACGCCATCAGTTTCGAATCGTTTCCGGATTCACGAACCCGACGAGCCTCCTCCACTAGGTCTTTCAGAGCGGCAATCTCGGCTCGCAACTGGTCGAGTTCAATGGCGGCGCTGTACTCATCGATCAAATGATCGCGGTCGCTATCGTCGAGATCGTCTTCGTCCTGTTCGGAATCGACGAGCCGGCCCTGAAGTGCTGCCAGCCTCTTGCTGCGCTGGGCCGGAGAAAGGCCTTCAAGTTCGTTCAATAGATCCTGCTGCTTCTGAAGCCGGCGTTTAAGGGACTCGTGAATCGCACAGGCAGACGACGCGAGCCGCCGTTGCAGGACCGTTCGAGCAAGTGCGGCGGAGGTCTTTCTCTGCCCCTGCTGCTGGGGAATAAACTGGTTGATGTACGCCGTGACTGACTTGTAGAGCGAAAACTCATCAGCGTTGAGTTTGAAGGGAACCGTGACGGCGTGGCGGTCTGGAAAAAGCCGCTGGCCATCCATGTCCTTGAGGTCTTCCTTAAGTCGTCGAAGCGCCCACGGACAATCCTCCCCCAGTCGAAAGACATCATTTCGGATTTCTGACGCCTGTGCTCCAAGGCGGTGCGGTTCGGGAAAGAGATCGTGATCGATCAACCGCAGAAAATGGGCAAATTTATCCTCGTCACCGTGGTGGGGGGTGGCCGTTAGCAGCAGCAAGTTGTCGCACTGGTTGGCCAGCTTTGCGGCCAGGTCATACCGTCGCGTGGAGACAATCTTCGGCTCGCGACCAACGCCGCCACTTCCGGTCCGTGCCGAACACTTGTGGGCCTCGTCGATGATGACGAGGTTCCAGTGCTGCTGCCAAATGCGCTCGCGAACATCTTCCTGCTTGGCGTAGTCGACCGAGGCGATGACCTGATTGCTGCGCTGCCAGGGGTTCGAGAGCTGCTGTTGATCGACGGCCGCGAAAATGATATCGAAGGTCTCTCCAAACCACCGTTGCAACTCATCCTGCCACTGGATGGTCAGGGGCGCGGGACAGAGAATGAGAACCCGTTCAATCGCCTCGCGAAGCTTCAACTCCTTGATGAGGAGACCGGCCATGATCGTTTTGCCGGCGCCAGGATCGTCGGCCAACAGGAACCGGAGGCAAGGTTGAGGCAGCATCTTTTGGTAGACCGCCTCGATCTGGTGAGGCAGCGTGCGAATCCCGGATAAGCTGACAGCGAATTGGCGATCGTGAACATAGGCCAGTCGAATGCGAGCTGACTCAACCAGGAGTTGCAGGTCGCCCGGTTCAACCAACCGTCCCTGCGCACTCGCATTAGCGTCGGCACGCAATGAGGTGGTCTCGTCGAAGGAGAGTACGACCTCATCCAAACTTCCGTCTGGGAGGCGAACGCGGCATTCCGAGCCGTTACCGAGTGCCCGGACCGACTCCAGTACCACCGGCTCATCGAAGTGCCCCGGCAGCGAAATGCGTTGTCCAATTGGGAATTGCGCGTCCGCCATTCGTCGCTGTCATCCCTTTGCTGCCTTGGCGACCTTCGCCAAGAACCTCTCCAAATCGCTTCGCCGGAAGAGCCGGTACCCGTTTGCGGGGTTGCGGTGGACGGGCAACTTCCCATTCTCGGACCACGCCCTCACCGTATTCTGCGAGACGCCGAGGATCTCGGCGGCTTCGGCGACCTTCACGTATTCGCTCAGTTTCGTCATACCTGCTGGTCTCCGGTGGCACACGCCTGCGAACGCAGACAAATTAGAAGCCTACCAAAGGCTACAGGCGAACGATAGCGGGTAGCAGAAAGGATGAAGTGGCGTTTTCAACGCTGCCACAGAGGCATGAGGAGTTGAGAGGTCTCGGCGTCAAGCACCGGCGCGAGAATGTTCGAGTCAGAATGGGAGAGATGAGCGCCCGAAACGCGTGCGTACCACTCTTCGTCGCCCGATCCACGCATCAGCCCCTGACCGTGGTACGAGTTGGTCGATCCCCAGCGGAACACATATGACGGCGGATGATCGCGGCACGGATCGACGGTCGCTGATGATCGTGACAACCGGGCCAGAAACTGCTGATCAAAATCGCCTCGCTTCGTGACCGGCCAGCCGCCGGCTGCGTCAAAGGCCTCGCGCGCGAACGCGATGCTCGCGTGAAAACGCCCGGTTGCGCCTTCTTCCTGCAGCGTGCCTGTGTATAGGCTCAGCACGCGCGACGGCTTCGAGAAACCGCCGTGCGCCAGCGCCTCGACGTGCGCGGCGATGTGCCAGGGGAGATAGATGTCATCGTCCTCCCAGACGACGAGTATGTCGCCGCGTGCGAGACCGGCCAATGCGTTGAACTTCTCCGGCAGCGACCGAAACCGCCGCGCTGCGGAGACCACTTCCCAGCCGTCACCCCTTTGGGGCGCGATCTGCCCGGCGTCGTCGAGGATCACCAGTTCCCGTCGATCGGCCGGATAATCCTGCGCCAGGAAGCAGGCGATCGAGTTTTCCAGCAGCTTCGGCCGCAGGTACGTCGGGCAGAGGCAACTGACAAACGGCAGGTCACGCGGCATCGGCGGCCTCCGTTTCGTCGGCTTCTTTCCATTTGCCGAGCGGGCAGAAGCTCGCGCGCCATGAGGCCTTCTCGGCGAGGTAACACCCGCAGACGGCACAGCGGTCGTCGGTTCGTTGATCGCAGAGCGAACAGATTTCCAACCGCTGCTCGAGCACTTCGAGGTCGACCTTCTTCGCGCCATCGGCGACGTGCGCCGCCAACGCCTTGGCGAAGTTCGCGGCCATCTGCAGTTTGCCGGGAAGCGACGGCTTGTCGCGCTCATCGCGACTGATCACCGTGAAGCCGTGGTTGGCCTGCGTGTGATAGATGACTGACCATTCGGGTCGCTCGCGCAGAAAACGCCGCAGCGCCGGCAACAGCCCCGGTCCGCCATCCTCGCCGCTCTCACCGAAGATTTGTGTGTCGTGCAGCGCAATCCAGCGCCGCACCGATCCGGCATGCCGGTCGAGTTCCGCATACAGATGATCGGCGGTGTGCTTCGTGTCGATGAAGAGGAGATCGGTTTCCTCGATCTCGACCGACAACGAATCCCCCCGGCGGAATTCGAAGTCGGTCCGTTCCTGCTTTCGCTTGAGAACCTCCGCGATCGGGTCGTCCTGCAGATCGTAACTCACGAACCGCTGCGGCTGACCGGCCAGGAGCGCGACGGTGCTGACGCCATGCCGCATGCCGAACTCGGTGACGTGGTCACACTGTGAGGCCAGTTCGCGCAGCTTCGGGCAGTGCTCGTTAATATCACTCGGTGTCTGGGCGGCCGCCTCATACAGTTCCGCCAGCGTTCGTTTCTTCGGGCGGAATCCGAACGTCCCGCTTTGCCCGCAGGTATTGCATCCGGACTGCGCCGGAGCGTTCGGCGGCAATTCCTTGTGAGGATCGGCGACCAGCGCCTCCCATTCCTCGGCGTTCATCAGGTTTCCGTCAACAAAATGCTCCCGCACTCGGTCAAGCGGCAGGCCGAGTTCCAGATGGCCGAGGACGTAGTTGCGGACCTTGTTCCAGCGGGTGAGCGGGTATTTCACGCCGCCGGGTCGGCCGAAGCGGTGGGTCCAGCGCAGGAACGGGAGACAGAGACACTTGGCCCCGGCCTGCCGGAACTTCTCATGAATGTAGAACTCCTCCGCGCCGAACCCACGGAACTTGGCGTTGAAACCCAGCCAGGCGTCTCGACGGCAGGTGAACAACCCGAGCCCCATCGCCGGAATCTCGAACGGCTCCGCATCCGGATCTTCTCCTCTTCTATCGGTGTCCCACACGCCCCACATCTCGGCCCGCCATTCATCGCGAAAATGCGTCGCGAAATTCTGCAGATCGTCATACACCATCGGCCCGGAGAGCAAATCGCGCGAGTCGGGATGGGCGTCGTAATAATCGATCAGCCGGCGGATCGCGCCGGGATGGACCAGCACGTGTGAATCGACGCACAGCACAGTCTCGCCCGCCGCTTCGCGGAAGACCCGATCTCTTGGTGCAGACGTGCCGACGACTTCGGACATCGGAATGTATCGGGCGGCGGCCACATCATTGCGGACCCAGTTGGCGATCAATCCCCGCACCATGTTGCCGGCGGGGCTGTCGGGATGATTGTCGACGACGATCAGTTCACAGTCGGGCATCGCTTCGGCGTGCATCAGCCGCAACGCCTGCACCGTGAAATAGACGCCGTCGAAATCGTCGTAGCAGGCCATGCCGATTGTCAGTTTCGTCATCCGAGTTTTCCTTTCAAACCATTCTTCTCAAGCCAGTGGTTCAATTCCTCAACGAGAACGTCGAACTGCCGGGCGTACTCCTCGTCGTAATTGCGGATGCCGGAATACTTCACTGCCGCCGCGACATGGCGGCAGACGTCCCAGCGGTGGTCGGGGTGCATCCGGTTCCGCAGCGCCTCGCGGACCGATTCCCGTTTGATGTCGCCGTCAATCCGGTCCCGCACCGCGTCGATTTGCAAGGCGGCCGGAACATCCTCCATGACCAGAATCCGGGTCGTGAACTGATTGAGCACCTCGGCGGGGAGCAGTTCCTTGCGCAACAGTGCCCAAAGCTTGTCGACCGGACGGATGTCGAGAGCCAGTACATCGAACGCGTTGACCTGCGCTTTGTCTCCGAGGAGTTCGCGCAGAAACTTTTCGTCCCGGTAGGTGTCGCAGACTCCCCAGGTCCAAATGATTCGTGGATCAACGGTCGGCAGTTCACGCGGCATGTTTGTTTTCCCTCAAGGGCAGCCTCCGAGAACGGTCGAGCCGCCGGTGACACAGTCGGTCTGCTGCTCGTTGCAGTTGCCGAAGCCGTTGAAGCCCGGCGGCGAGCATCCCTTGCCACTCGGACATTCGTGCGCAACGAGCACCCACTGCTTGCCGGGACCGCTCCACTGCCAGGTACATTGGGGCGGGGGAGTCGTGGTGGTGGTTGTCGTCGTGGTCGTGGTGGTTGTCGTCGTGGGGCAGCAGTCGCAGCCATTGACACTACTGGCGGTCCACCAGAACGTGGCGGGGACCGGCGGATCGGCTTCGCAGTCGCAGTCGTCGTTCATGCCCCACTGCAAACCCGAAGCGCACTCGAACTCCAGATCGACCGTGAAGGCGCTGCAGCTGGGATGCGCCGCGCGGTTGCAGCACAATTCCAGTTGCAGCCAATCACCGCAGGAGAGTTCACCGTCGAAGCGCCAGCAATCGACCCCAGGCGCGACGCGGGTCATGGTGAAGGTTTCATAGAACCCGTTCGGCGGGCAGTTGCCGGCGAACCACCATTCCCACTCGTCCGGCAGGTTGCAGCAGTTGGGGGCCGGAGTCGTGGTGGTGCTCGTGGTCGTCGAGGTGGTTGTCGTGCTCGTGGTCGTACTGCTGGTCGTGGTCGACGTGCTGGTTGTCGTGGTCGGTTCGGAGGTGGTGCTTGTCGTCTGCACCGTACAGGGAGTGCGGATGATCTGACAGGAGGAAGTCCCGTTGAATGCCGGGACACCGCACGCACAGGGAGTGCATCCGTTCTCCAGCAGCGTCCAGCTGCTGCCGGTCCATTGCCAGGTGCAATGGGTGCCGCACGGTTCGCTGGTGGTGGTCGTGCTCGTCGTGTAGCACTCCCCGCAGCTTCCGGGGGGTGGCGTGCCGGGACCGGGAGTCGTGGTTGGGGGAGGGGGCGGGGCGACACAGGGAACGGTCACCGGCGCGCAGCCATCGCCGGGCTCCGACGGTGCGGAACAAACGCAGGCCCCGAAGCAGGTGTATTCGGTCCGTCTCCATCCCAACTCAGGCACCCACCAGAACGTACAGGTGCCGCCGCAAGTCGGCGGCGGCGGTGGTGGCGGCGGCGGAATGACAATGCAGCCCGTCTCAGCCACAGCGCACGGTGAACCAGGGCTGGCGGGCGGGTGACAGGGACAACCGGAACTGCAGCCTCCGAGAAAATGCCAGCCACCGAACCAGACCCACTGGCAAGGGGTGTGGCACGGATCGTAGTCATCCCCTCCCGGCGGATGGGTCGAGGTGGTGTGACAATCGCAGGTCGTTGAGGTCGTGCTGCTGGTGGTGGTCGAACAATCGGACGGCGCGGTGTCGATGCCGGTCGTGCAGAAGGTCGTCGTGCATTGGCCGTCACTCGTGCCGCAGAAGGACGGATAGAGACAGCGACATTCCGGCGGGGCAGGAGTCGTGCTCGTTGTGGTGGTTGTCGTCGGACCGCCGGTTGTCGTGGTCGACGTGGTGCTGCTGGTGGTCGTCGGCTCGGACGTGGTCGTGCTGGTCGTGGTCAGGCAGGGGCAGGGATTTTCCGTGGTGGTCGTCGATGTGGTGCTTGAGGTCGTGGTGGTCGACGTGCTGGTCGTCCCTGCCGGCGTCGTGGTTGTGCCCTGCGCGCAGTCGCTGCTGACGAGGCTCCAAGAATTGTTCGCGGCGCTCCAGACCCAGCGGCAGGTGCCGGTGCAGGGAGAGACGTTCGGATCTTGCGTCGTCGAGGTCGTTGGCCCGAAGGTGGTCGTGGTTGGTTCAGGTGTTGTGGTGGTGGTTGGGGCCGGCGTGGTGGTTGTCGTCGTGGTCGCGCTCGTCAGCGGCAGCGGATCGAGATGGATCACAACCCAGCGAAAATCATTCCCATCCCGGTCGTCGTCCTGCCAGACGATCGGGGCCACTTCCTTGGTCGTCCGACGCAGCGCCGCATAGAGGCAGCAGCGGACGTCGGCGTAATCGCCAGTAGGCCCGCCATCCGGATCGTGCAAGCGGGCGACCGTCAATCCGACAACTGCCGCACGCCCGACGGTCCCCGCTTTGAGGGGCTCCAGCAGAACGACGAATCGACCGGAGTGTTTCGTTTCGTCCGGCACGACGCCGACCAGCGTCACTTCACTTCTGAAGGCGTTGATCGCAGCGGATGGTTCGAAGATCGGGCCGTCGATGCCGAGCACGTCGAACTGGTTGCGATCGGCCCCGCTGGCGTTCTTCACGCGGACAATGGCCGACGAGAGGGCATCGGGCGTGGGGAGCGCGCCGCCGGTCGCCTGCCCTTTCTTCTGCGCGAGCGCCGCGTCGACAAAGGCGTTGTAGGCGTCGGCCGGAATCTGCAGCGGCTGTCCGGGAGACACCCGCCGATAGGCATCCCCCGTCATGAGCCGATCCCCAGTAAGGAGAAATCGCCGGCCGAATAGACCTGTTCGATCATCACGGCGACGGGGCGCTTCACGAGCAGCTGCGCCGATGTGTCCTCATAGTCGGCATACCGGACCCAGAGGTATTCCCAACCCTTCTTGGCGATGCCGGTGATGCTGCCGACCGTGATGCCGGTCACGTTAGGAGATGCAGCGAATGAAAAGGTGATCTCCCAGTTGCCGGTGCCCCGTTTGCTCCCCCGAGCCCCTTCGAAGAGTACCTCATCCGCCAGGAACCCGCGGAACGGCGCGCCGTTCGTGCGCCCCGTCAGAAAGAACACCGCCGCCTTGTAGGCCCCGGTGACGAACGCCGGCGCGAAGGAAAAGGTTTCGGTCCATTTGTAGACCGGAACGATGATGTCGACGCCGTCGACCGAATCCTTCGTGACGCCGATGGCTCCCTGGAAGTTGGGAACACCTACTCCCGGCGCTGAGTAGACGCCGGTGGTGGCCAGCGACTGCGTGATGTGGGCAGAGCCGCCGCCGGTCTCGAAGGTGAACGAGGCTTCCTCCTCGCTCGGCTGGCGGGTGGCATAGCGGACCGTCGCTTCCCACTCGAGTTCGCCGATGCGGGAGAACGTGAGGCTTTCGCGCGGCAGGCCGCTGTAGGTGGTTGGGCTGGCGCTCAGCGTCTCTGCGGCGACGATCGCATCGTCGTCCGTGCCGCCTACGACATAGCGGAGTTCAATCGAACTCTGGTCGGCGAGCGTCGTTTCGCGTGAGTCCCATTTCTCGAGGACGGTGACCGGCATCGCTCACCTCATGAGAAAGCCGGTTGTCCGAGACGGGAGCGTTCTTCGAGTTTTTTGACGGAGCGGGCGGTCGATTCGGTCGCGCTGGCGGTTCGTTCGGCCGCCGTGCCGCCCCCCAGTCCCCGCGCGGCGGCGGCATTGAACGTGCCGGTCGTGCTGAAGCGCTGTTCGCCGACCTGGGCCAGCAGTTCGTCCATCCCGTCCAGTTCGAGCTTAGCGCGCTGCACCCGCTCCGGACCGGCGCCGGCTTCCGATTCACTCCGTTTTTTGGCCGCCTCGGCAATGGCGTCCTGCCATTCCTGCCGCGCCTGTGTGAGGGAATCCTCGGAGGCCTGCAGGTCGGCATCCTGCTGCCGTTGCCGGGCGGCGTGTTCGGCTTCGCGCATCTGGTCGAGTTGTTCGAGAGCGCCGCTGCGATCTCCTTCGATTTCGCTCAAGTGTTTCTTGCGGGCCTGTTCGCGCTGGAAGATGCGGCGGTTGCGCTCCTCGTCGACCGCATCATTCTTGGCGGCGACTTCCTCGTTGATGCGGGTGATCTCCGCTTCGGCGTCGAGGTCGGAGTCGAACAGCGACTTGAGCTGCACCCACGCCTTGCGAATGAATCCGACGGCCGTATGCCAGCCCTTGGTGATGCTCGTCGTGAACAGGGTCCAGGCGTCCGCGAGGAAATCGACCGTCTCGGTCCAGGCGCTTTGCAGACCGGCCCAGGCGTTTGTCGCGATCTTCGAGGCCCCGAAGACCGCCTCGGTCCAGGTCGACAGGAAGAACTCCTTGACCGTCACCCAGAGTTCATTGAGGAAATGCACCCCCTTCTGCCATTCCATCTTGAGCGTGAGCCAGAGGATTTTGGCAGCCAGGCCGATGTCGCCTGCGGCCAGCGCATCGCCGATTCCTTGCCACGCCGCCAAAGCGTCGGATTTCAGATCGAGGAACCGGTCGGTCAGCCACTGGAGCGCTTGCCCCCCGACCCCCGACACATATAAGAGGTATCCACCGAGCGCAACGACGGCCGCGACGACCAGCCCGACGGGGGAGAGGAGCGCGGCGAGAATACTGCCGATTGTCCCCAGCACAGTCCCAACGCCGGTGATCAGCCCGGCTGCCACACCGAATGCGGAACCGAGCCCCGAAATCACCACGCCCAGCGCGATCAGCGCCGCTCCCGCGCCGGCAATCACGGCAGCCACCTTGAAGACGGTGACGATCAGGCTCTTGTTCTGCCGCACCCAGTCGGCGAGCGCCTTGCCGATCCGCGTGGCCCGTATCGCGAAGTCCTGAAGCAGCGGAGCGAGCGCCGCACCGATGGCGAACACGCCGCTCTTGATCACTTTCCACAGGTCGGAAAGCCGGTCCGTGAAGAACGCCGCCGCCTTGGCATCCTCGGTGCTGATCGTCAGCCCCAGATCACGGGCCTGCTGCCGCAGCTCGGCAATTCCTTTTGCGCCTCCCTGCATCAATGGCAACAGCGACGTCCCCGTCTTGCCGAAGATCTCCATCGCCGTCGCCGCCTTGAGCGCGGGATTCTGGATCTGGTCGAGGCGATCGGCGATGAGGGCGAACTGTTCATCGGGCGCGAGGCTCCCCAACTGTGCGGCCGACAGGCCGAGCCGTCCCAGCGCCTCCTGTGCGGCCTCGGTGCCGTCCGCCGCCTCGACAATGGTGCGCTGCATCTTGCGCAGGCCATTTTCCAGGCTGGTGATGTCGGTTCCCGACTGGTCGGCGGCATAGCCCAACTCGGAGAGCGCTTCGACCGACGCGCCGGTCCGACCCGACATCTTGGCCAGCTTGTCCCCCATCTCGGAGAAGACCTTCGTCGTGGCTGCCAGCGGCGCGACAATCGCCGCGCCGAGGCCGAACACTTTTCGACCGAACGACTGCACGCCGGCCCCGAAGGCCTTGAGTTTCCGTTCGGCCGCTCGAAGCCCGCGCACCAGCTTCGTGTCGTCGGCGAACAGTTCGACGAACGCTCGTCCGGCGCGAATGCCTTGGGCGGATGCCATGCAGAATCACCTCGGATTTGGAACGCGGTCCACGAAGACCGCCTTGAGGACCGTGATGTCAACTTTCGGGGGTGGAGTGTTCGGTGCGGATCGTTTTGTGTAGGGGTGGAAGTCGGCCGGTTTGGCGGGTCGGGTCTTCTTTGGGTCGCGATGGGCATTGGCGAGGATCGCCAGGATTGCCGCCGTGTGGTTCCAGTCCTCCGTCTGTTTGGATTCCGCCATCCAGAGCAGCTCCCGCAGCGTGAACGGCCCCGGGTTCAGTCCGAGGACTCCGGCAAATTGCCAGACGAGTCGCCAGGCGTCGGCTCCAGCGCCGCGCGCATCTTCCGTTCGAGTTCGTCGCTCTCCAGTCGTTTGGTCGCCGTCTCGATCGCCAGCCCCTCCAGTTGCTTGAGTTTCTCGAGCGCTTTGCGGAACACTCCCCGCTTCCCGCTCGGGAAAAAATCGACCAGTTCCTCCAACAGGGCGGTCGTCGCCCCGTCGAGCACGTCACCCCCCAGCGCCCGGCCAAAATCCTCGTCGCTGACGTTCTTCGATTGCGCTTCGGGCTGACACAGCGCGAACAGTATGTCGCAGAGGAGCACCGGATCAGTGACCAGCCGTTCGAGCAGCGGCCCTTCGACCACATCCAGGATGTTGACGTTCAAGAGCGAACGCACGCGGCGAACCGCATCGACGTTGATCGTGACGGTCCAGGTTCGTCCCTGCGTGTCGGTAAACGTTTTCATTCCATCAATTCCTCAAGCTGCCGCAGGCACAAGCCGCCGTCGGCGGTTACGGGATCGTCATCCATTCCGGGGCGTTGGCGGCATAGGTCGGTTTGGCCGTCACGCTGACCTTGATCGCCTCTTCGAGCGGCTCGCTCCGGCTGAAGTTGGTGATCGACATCGTCGCCCGCAGTCCCTGCGAGCCGGTCGTCGTGATATCACCGTCCATGACCGCGAACTCGACCGAGCCGTTCGACAGGAACGCCGTGCGGAGCGCGGTGAAGTCGTCGTCGGCCGTATCCCAGACCATCTCGAACTCGAGGCTGGCATCCTTGAGCGTGGCGATGTTGGCCCGCCAGCCGGCATTGCCGCGCGTCGTGACGTCCGCTTCCCCCGCTTCCAGGTTGAGCGTCACATCCTTGACGTTCAGCACCTCGTTCCAAGTCGGCGTCGCATACGTGCCGGTGTTGCGATACAGCTTTGCGTCCATGCCGAGTTTCACGCCCATGAGATGGCTCCTGTCATTTCACTGAGTTCCGCCACAGGGTGGGCAACTGCTCTTGTTCCTTCTCGAACGCCGGCCCCATGAAGGGCCGCGCGCGGTACTTCATCCGCACGCGCTTGCTCCGCCGTTTCCGCACGACCGTGTCGCCATGCTCCAGAAGACGCGGCGCGTCGGTCTCCTTGTTGAGCAAGATCGGACCGATCACGACGCTCCGGGACTCCGGCGAATAGACGAAGAAGATGTTTCGTTTGAGAAGACCAGTGTGGCTGCTGGGGGGCTGACCCGGTTCCGAGATCGCTTTCCGCTTCCGAATACTGGTGCGGGCGGTCTGCCGGACGAACGCGCCGAACTTCGCGAAAACCTTCTTCTGCGCCCGGTCCACGGCGTTGGTCACCACCGGCCGGTCGAAGAAGAGTCCCTTTGCTTGGTCGAGTTTCATTCCGATCATCGGACCACCCGATAAGTGAGAGTCAATACGCTGGTGAACTGCCGCAGTTCGTGAATGTGCTCCGGGGCGTAGAGCACCGTTTGTTCGGTCTTGAGCCAGGCCGCGTTTGGGTACGACGCGAGACGACGTGCCCGAAAGTGGTCTGCGATCTCTTCGACGAGCGCCACGAGCGGATCGAGCTCGGTGTTCTCGTCCGTCTCGAACTTCTTCTGCACGGCGATGTCGATGCTGTAATCCCCTTGTCCCCGAGCGCGATCGGACGTGCTGAGCACGACCCCTTTGGGAACCACAGTCACATGCAGTGTCTTCATCTCCGGCAGATCGAACTGCGGGAGATAATGACGCTCAGCGGTGACCGGTTGACTGAAGGTGGCGGCATTGAGCTCCGCTACGACCGCATCGGCGAGATCGGTAACCACTGCCATCAGACGGCCTCCGTGTCGACGAGCTTGGTTTCGATGCGGAACGTCTGCCGATACAGATCGGAGTACCGCCAATCCATGACCTCGAACACGTAGACTTTGTCCTCCTGCGTTTCGTGAATCTTGTCACCGCGCACCGGCAGTGTCGGACCACCTGAGAGGACGAGATCGGCCGACAGGATCAGAAAATCCCGATCTGTGAACTCGATTCGGACCGTCTCGCCGTCGTCGGTCTTGAACTCCGTGCGCCCGACCGTGGCCTGCACGTCGATTGAATCCGCGCCCCGTTTGTAGGTCACCGTTCGCGTGCAATATTTGTCCCGTTGTTCTTCAAGCCAACGTGAGCCCCGTTCGAGCAGATCGGCCACGGTTGCCTCCCATTACTGGCTCAGGCGGACACGGACGGTGGTGTCGCTGTCGCCGGCCGCCTTGACGGTCTTGCCGAGAAGCTTGTTGGCACCGGTTTCGGAGTCTTCCTTGGCTTCGCTGTCGGCGACGTCCCAATAGACAGTCGCTCCGGCGGCGATCGCCGTGCTGGCTCCGGACGCCTTGGGAACATCGAAGACTCCATCGACCGCCAGCGCGCCCGGTTTGTTGGCCGCGATGTCCCCCTTCGCGATGCCGATGAGGTCACCTTGGACAACGATGTCCCCGGCGGTGACGGCGCTGCCGGGGGTGTAATCGATGTAGGTGCCGTCATGAACGAACTGTGCGGTTGCCATGTGGTTTTGCTCCTCTGAATGGGGCGATCAGGCCGCGCCTTTGCTCTTGATGCCGGCCAGGTACTCGGCCAGATCGACGCCGAAATCGTGATAGCCGCGGAACTGCACGCCGAGCTGGTTGAAGTCCGCTTCCGCCATATCGACGGTCGGGTTTTGCTGTCCGTTGAGAAACGAGACGACCACCGCCGCCAGGTTGCGGGGTGCGCGGAACAGGTACCACGCGGTGGCGCTATTGCCGGTGAAGTCGGCGTCGCTCAGCCAGTCGCAGACAACCGGGCGATACTTGCCCGCGTGAATGTTGGCATCAGGGATCGTGTCGGCCGTCGCCGCCCCGCCGCTGTTGACGTTCGTGCTCTGATAGAGCCGCTGGGAGATGAACTCCAATTCCGGCGGCACGAGCAGGAATTCCGGCCGTCCGCCGACCACCCGCTTCTTGCCGTCAGCCGTCGGAGTTCGGAGCTTTCGGAAGGCTGTAATTCCCTTCTGGAGTCCGACGCCGTCGAGGCCCAGCGCCGTATCCGCGCCGGTGATGTAGTTGCCCCGTCCAGAGGTGAAGAACGTGGCGTTGTCCATGAAACGCGACCAGAAGATGTTGTTGAGCTTCTTGGCCGCTCCTGCGCCGACACGGGTCCGTAGATCGTCGAACGCGCTCAGGTCGTCATTGATGATGTCGACCCGGTCGAGGCTGAACATCTTCGCGTAGGTCCGGACCTGCCGCGTGTACGATTCTTCTCCCACCGCACCGTGCTTGATCTCGCCGTGCTTGGGGAGTTCCTCGTACTCCATGTTGTCGAGCATCCGGTAGCTCGTGACTTCCTTGAAGTCGTTGACCGATTTCACGGTCGCGATCTCGCGCCACGTCTGATCCTCCTCGGTGTAGCCCTGGAGAAGTTCCTTATTGGCGACGTTCTGCAGGATGCCCGGCAGGCTCATGGTCGAGAACGATGCCTGCAGCGTGCGCGGCGGGAAGGCATACGAGAGAACTTCTCGGATGTTGCCCGCATGAATCGCTTCACCGGGCCGAGCCGCATAGCCGTTGGCGGCCGCCGCCATCATGAAGAGCTGCTGAAAGCCGAGATTGCGATACTGTCGGTCGGCGGCGTCGAGCACTTCCGGTTTGAACTGCTTCTCGACGTCGTGGCCGCGCGACATGCAGAGCGCCGCTTCGAGTACCTGCGGCGAGTTGTCCCAGGTGCTCGAATGGATCGCGGGGCCGCGCGGACGATCCGCCCGCATTACTTCCAGTTCGGTCTTGGTCGCATCCCAGCCTTCTTCGATCGCCTTCGCTGCGATGTCCGCGTGCTTGTCCGAGCAGATCTTCCGGATTGCTCCCACACGCACCGTTTCAGCCGCCAGTTCCGCACGCAAATCCGCCACGGCGGTCGCCGTGACATCCTTGCCCTCCGTGGCGGCATGGCGGTCCGCGCCATTGGTCTCGGCGTCGTACATCGCCTGCAGGCTGGCGGATTGCTTGGAATCCAGGTCATCGGCGACGAATCCCTGGGCCTCGACCCACTGTGTGAATTCCATGTCCTTCTTCTCCTTCGCGGGATGTGCGGCCTCGGCCGCGATCTCGACGCTGGTGCTGCCATCGGCCCCGTTCGGGACAATGGCGACGTGTTTCAAACGAGAGCGGCGGACGAGCAGGAAGCTCGATCCTTCAGCGCGAATCGTGCGGCCGTTGACGACGATCTTTTTCCCCTTCGCGATCCGCTCGGTCTCGAGTGGCTCGGCTCCGACGCTGGCCTGGAGAGGCACTCCGTCACGATGCAGATCGATGACCCGAAGGGCCAAGTCGTTTGTGCGTGAGAGCGCTCCGTCGATCGTCAGTCGACCATCTAGGCGGCTCGGCGTGCCGCTTCCGAGCACGGCGTTGATCCGGTTCTCGTGATCGGCCAGGAGCGGAACGCGCTCGGGCGATTCGATCCCTTCGACGTCGAGGACGACCGGTCCGAAACCCGACACGGTCATCATGCCGCCGCTGTATGCGGCTACGTGAACCAGCGCCGGCTTGTCTTCACCGTCCGCCGCCTCGAGCGTGATCTCCGCGCGGAGGTCGAGTTCAGTCGGTTTCGCTGACCGGCTCGGCATCGGTCTCCTCCTCGGTGTCTGCTGGTGCGGTGTCTTGTGAAACCGGCGCTGTCGTCAGGCCCAACTCCTGCATCAAGGCAACTTCCTTAGCGCGTTGCCGCAGTTGGGTTTCCCAGTCCTGGCCGCGCCGCGCGTACTCGTCTGCGAGCGTGGTAGTGTGCGATGCCAGGCGCGTTGCTTGCGCCGTCGCTTCTTTCTGCGGGTCGACGTGTTCGTGTCCGTCCCAGAACCAGCGATGCTGCCAGGATGCGACTAGCGGCAATCCTTCCGGCAGAAGGCCGGGGATCAGTGCCGCCTCGTCAAGCCACGCGGCGAGGATGCGGTCGAGCACGACGCATTCGAGATGGGACTGCTCGACCCGGATCGCCTTGAAATAGGTCTGATGGTCGAGCCGGCCGGAGGCGTAGTTGTAGCCCGATGAGTTGGCGGCCGCGACGTTGTACGGCATGTTCAGGCAACGCGCAATCTCGTTGAGAATCTCGCGCTTGAACTCGGCATACGTCGTCGCCGGCTGCTCGGCCTGCAGCTGGCTCATCTTCCAGCCGCCCGGCATCGTGAGCAGAGCGCGCTTCTCGAGTTCGATCGGCTCGAACGGTTCGGCTGCATCCGCCTCGCCGTTGGCGGGAGCATCGGTGTAGAGAATGCCGGCGAAGTCAGCGGCCGTCTCAGCGGCGGCGATCACGGCCAGCGTGAAGCGGCGGAGCTGGGCGAATAGCGGAAGCGCCGACATGATGTCGGGAACGCCGCGCGCTTGACCGGGTCGGTCGGCGCGAAACCAATGGATCACAGATTCCGCCGGGATGCGATCGTAGTCGAGTACGTTGCCGCCGGAGAACCGTGAATCACCGGGATGCTGTTTCAGGAGGTGATACTCGACCGGGATTCCCGATTCGTCGAAGACGATCCCGTCGACGGCGTTCTCGCGCAGCGGATTGAGATCGGGCGTGGCGACCTGGTCCGCCTCGACAAGTATCAAATCGAGCCTCACTGCGGTCGGCAAACGCGGATTGCTGGTGAGGACTACGAACGCTTCGCCATCCTCTGCCCGCGCCATGCGCATTGTGCGCAGCTTCTCGGCCAGGCCAACTGCCTTGGCCCAGAGCATGAACTCGGATTCAATCCGGTTGTTGGCGTCACCGTCGGGTGTTAGCAACTGCAGTCGCGGACCAGTGCCGACGACGTCGTGCGCCAGCGTCAGCACGATTCCGCGGGCGTAGCTGTTGTTGGCGACCTCGTACCGCGATCGGTTCCGCAGCACACGCCGCACTTCCGCGCTGTTGGCCGCGTTCGCGGACAGACCATCGGCGTTCGCCCAATGGCGGCGGTTGTCGGGATTCGTCGCGGCCGCGTCGTAGCGTGCGCGGACAAGCCGCATCGCTCCGCGGTCATTGGCCGAGGCTTTCGTCGAGAACAGATTGGTGAGCCAACCGAACACTACGATGCTCCCGGCGGGACCAACTGGTTGAACACGAGTCCGCGGCGCTTCGACGCGGCGGCGGTCTTCGAGGCGAGATAGCGATCCGCCTCTATCTGGTCGGTGAGCTTGTGCTGCTCGACTGATCCCGAATCGCCTGCGGCTTTGGCGGGTCCCTGGGCGTTTTCACGGATCGTGTCTTCGAGTTCGTCGGCCATCGATTGGGTTTCCGTGCGACAACCACTCGGGCGAACCAACGAAAAAAGGCTACGCGGGATGCGGCCCGCATAGCCTGGTCGTTGGTTGGTGTCACCGTCAGGGATCAGCCGACGATGTCGCCCGGTCTGGTTGTCTACGTCAATTTATACCGAATGTGGTCGCGATCGCGCAGACGTTATGGCGCATGAAGGAGAATCGTTACGCATTTAGACATCGCATCTTCCGACTTGCTGACTCATTGGTCCAAGCGCTAGCAATGAGCGGCATGCTGCAACGACTACAACTGCCTCGCGCTTCCGAACAATTCAATCGTTGGAGTCGCCGACGGATCGCTCAACTCAACACGGAGCCTGATATGTCCGCTGGTTTGATTCAGCGCTCGACGACTCTTGGTTGCCCCACGAACGATCCGGTCTACACCCCATCGTTTGGGAGGCCTTCGTGAACGCGGCCACGTCGTACAATATGCCATTGTGGTTCGGCTCTTCATTCGTTGGACGTCATCATCCGTCGGGAGCGGAACGACAAGCTTCGCATAGGGCGTAACCACAGCAGTAGGTTGGTTGACAAGCATCAACAACCAGATATCGTCATGGTCTGCATTGGCCGATCCGTGATGAGCGATCTTGAACGCTTGCGCTTGTGTCGCGGGACGTGCCGCAGAATTCACAACTGCTTTCCACCCAAATTCCTGAGCGGAAGTATTTTCCAAGTCTGCCCCCAACAGAAGATCGTAGCCACCTGCCTGCACGAGAATCGCGACAGAAAGATCATTTGGCGAGAATCGCTTGAACCTTCGACACTCACCAACCGTCAGAATCCGTTCGGCGAGGTGGGCCAAGGCGTTCGTTACCGTCGCGGCTGAGGGACTCAATGCCAAAACATTGGTGGCCGAGCCGTACCCACCACGAAAGATGAGACTTCCTTCATGCGCGTACATATTCGGCCCGACTGCATACTTGCCGTTCGCTCGCAATTCAAGCACGTCGAGAATCTCGGCGAACTCGCTCGCGCTTGAGTTATGCCTCACCAATCTGTTCTGTGCGTTGATTTCCAAAACCAGTTGGAAGAACTGTTGGCTGGCAAGAGCCGTTGACATCACGAACTCGGCGTTCGGACATTCGCGAACGAGCGTCGCGATTCCTTGGATATGGTCGTCGTGCCAGTGAGTGGCAACTATCCTGCGCACGCTCAAACCAGGATCGATCCCAATCGACTGCAGGTATTCCAATGCAACCGGTCGTGTCCCATTCGGCAACGTGCATGAATCAATGATGATCCAATCACCGTTTCCAAGGTGCAAGACGATGCATTCGCCAACGCCGGGGCCGAACACGGTCATCTCTAGTTCAGAATGACCCGGCGGATGAGCATTACGACTCGTTGCTGAAGAGCTCACTGAGTTGATTGGCCCTCTGGCTGATTTCGCGCTTTGTCAAGTCGCTCAGCTGCGGCATGCGGCGAACTCGAAGATCCGAATACCTTCGGACTTGGCCGGTCTTCTTGGTTTCGTGTCCGATGCTCCAATAAAACACAGCACCTTCGCGCAATAGGGCTCTATCGAAGTGATTGAACTCGTCGAGATACACCTCTGCGTACTCTGCAGGTCGAGCGTCATCTGTCAAATCGTGCATTTCGCATTCGACGCAGTCATCATGAACACGCGACACCACACACTCCCACTGCTGAAGCAGTTTCACGTGTTCGCTAGGGAAGCGGATGACAAGGCTGTCCTTACGGATTGGCTCCGATACTTGTCGACCATCACCTATCATTGTCGTGCCTGTCCCATTTGAGGATTGCGCATCGAGTTCACCGATTGTGGTTTCGCCCGCATTCCATTGCTGTTGTTCAATTTCTGGTAACACCCAATCGTCACTGCGAATTCCTCGCGTTTGCAGATTCGCTTCATGCTCGTCGATTCGTGAAGCTGTTTCGACGATTGCATTAGTCATGTTGACGGCTCCGGGCGCTCGCTGGATGGGTGTAATAGCTTGCAGGCAGAGTCGCGGGCATAGCTGACGAACGATGCCCAATCTTCCTGCAGAGCTCGGATTGCTTCCTTGTGTCGATCGCGAACTTCCACTCGTTTGTCGGTTTCCAATTGGTAATGCTGATTGACCGCTATCAAAACCCCGCGATTATCAGACGGCTGAACGCGAAAATCCACACGATCGGCGCGGCAATGCAAACGTTTGCCCCTGACAATGACCTGCTGCATTCCTGGGCCATCAACAATAGGCATCCAATCGCTCTTGGGTACTAGCCTGTCGCCAATTGCGTGCCAAGCTTCATCGTTCTCGATTGTGAATATCATATCACGGTTCAATCCGATCGCCGTCAAGGGTGTGTGCTCAAGGATGGAGAGTGTTCCGATCGCCAAATCACGAAGGATCGGCCCTTGTGATGACTCGACGGTGGTGAGGCCCAGCCGGGAGTCATCCACTTGAACCTGAATCTTATCGATCAAGAATGACGCGATGCGCTTGTGGATTACCGAGATGGTAGCGTCCTTAGTTTGCTCTTCAGCCATCAGTCCATTTGCCGAAAACCAAAGGGGCTGAAAAATTGAGGGATTAAAGTCTCCCAAGACCACAATCGCAAACGATTGGCGGTCAGGTTCGATCTCGGTCAAGTCATCTCTCCTTCAGCCTGGAATCTGGCGGAGCAGCGCACCTTCTTCATCGACCGCGAGAATCCAATGCCATCCGATTTTTCTCGAGTAGGCCCGTATCTTGTGTAGTTTAACACGCCATTTCAATACAATGCAGTAGTTGGGGCGCAAATCAGAAGCTCTGGGCGGAAAACCCGGGCAATTTCGTGCATCGAAACGCCTTCTGCGACGATCGCAGGTCATCGTCAACCCCCGCCAATAACCTTCTCCCACGTCGTCACTCGATGTCCACAGTGCCGGCACTCACGACGTCGCACAACTTTTCCTCCCCAAGCAGCACGGGTGTAGACGACGCGGAAATCTTGGCAGCCGCACAGACGGCAGCGCAATCCACGGTCGGTCTCTGCCTGTTTCTTGTCCTCCATTCTCACGCCTGTTTCCTCCGTTGAAGCTCGGCAAAGCTGACCCGTTCGCGTTCCGCGGGCTGAACGGAACCGCCGGCACCCGCCAATACCGCCCCCTGGATCGATGCTGCAGCGGCGCAACCGACCAAGCAGTCGAACCAGTGGTTGTCACCTCGCTCGGGCCGCGTCTTCCATTCGTCGACGGTTCGCCCCCGTCCCTCGGTCTTCACTCGGTATTCTGCGGAGAGGTGTTCCGCGAAGAGCCGATGTTGGTCGGAGCTTTTGCCAAACAGCGAAAGGCATCCGCGATCGCCAATTGAGACGGCGAGGCGTGCATGGACGAACGATTTCCAGAAGTTCGTGTCGTAGACCACGTGGCGCACTGCCCGCTTTCCCGCGACGTTCGGCATCCGCCAATTGTGACCAACGCGATCGCCGGGCCGGCGCTTGTATTCGGAAAATGGCTGGCTTGATGCTCCGACGAACCGGCCGTGGCTTGGCAGGACGATGCCGGAGTGCACGGACTGCCGACAGAACTGATAGATCACGTCCGTGGACGAACCCCAGTTGGCGTCGATCAGGCAGCGCTCGATTCGCAGCACCGCCCCGTCGTCGCGTCGCCATTCGCGCGTCAGACACTCGCCGGTAAGCCGCTCGAGGCCGGCATAGATTGATCCCTCCAGTCCCGATGCTTTCGTTACCGCAGCCAGCGTGTGCCGAGCATCACGGAGCGTGAAGTACGGGCGTTGTTGATCGGGGAACGTGCCGTAGTCGATGACATAACCGGTGAAATCGTCCTCCCAAGCCGCCACGACGAAGAACAGCAGATTCGCCTGGACGTCGATGAACATCGTCAGATGGTTACAGCCAATGGGCACGACGCTCCGTTCCAGACGGTTGAGCTTGCCGGCGATCTGATCGGCCGTGAGTTCGTCTGCCTCGGCTGTCTCATCAGGAAGCGGTTCGTTCTGATACTCGGCAAAGAACGCAGCCTCATCCTGCAGCTTTAGATTCATCGCATGTTGGATCGCCGAGAGCTCGTCGTGGTTGTAGCGCTCAGGCCAAGCGATGAATGCGCCGGCGTCCATTGTCGCGCGCTCGCTTGCGTAGAATTCGGTCGCCAGACGGATGTCGCCGTGGGTCCGCAGGCTCTCGCCATGCAGTTCGCCGTACCGCTGCCACAGCTTCTCCTCCGTGGGAAATGAGTAAACCATCTTCGTCCGCTCGCCGTTCCATTCCGGATGCTTGTCGCGCGAGAGAATGTTGTCCGCCATGTCGCTCGGTCGGATCACCGTGCAGGGCATGATGCCGCTGATCTTCTTGCCGGGCCCGGCGAGCCCCAGGATCGCCCCGGCGAGAATCCCTTCGCGCGTGGCGCACTGCGACAGCGACCGGGCCGACTCATCGGTCTGCGGATCGTCGAGCACGACCAGCGACGGGCGCACCGTGTGCCCGTCGGCCCGCTTGTACTTCATGCCGCGAATGCGCCCGGTGATCCCCGCGACCTTGATGATGGCCCCACTGCCTGCACTTCCCGGCATCGTGGGCAGCACGATCTCGCGGGCGGTCCAGCCGATGTGCGTGCGCTCCCCCTTGTGGAGTTGGCCGTTGCAGCGGTTGGCAATCCCGTCGAGGGCCTGAATCGGATAGACCACCTCAGGAAAGTCTTCGAGCAACAGGTCGTTGCCGTCGAGTTCCATCTTGATCGATTCAAGCATGTCCATTGCGTGACCTTCGTCGCTGCCGATCAGGCAGACGAAGTCGCGGTGTCCATACAGCACGGCCCAGATGCAGGCGCACTCACAGATCGTCGTCTTGCCCGATCCACGCGGCATCGCCATCGCGAACAGGCCCCCCCGCAGCACCGCCTGTTCGATCTTGGCGATCACCTTCAGATGGTCGGGGGACCACGGCAGATGAAACGTGAGCGGGAAGTACGAATCGCAGAAGAACCGGAAGTCGGACGCGGCGCGCTCCTTGCGCTCGTGGCTGACGACCTCGGGCAGATCGCCGATGTCCCGTCCCGCGATGGCGAGCGCGACGTTCCGCGCTCGCGCTCGATCCTTCAGCTTCTCGTAGGGATCGCCATCCGGGTCGGGCTTCGGCGCGTGCCGCAGATCCACAAGCCAGGCGACGTACCGCAACAGGTCGACGTGCCGCGCGTCACCGATCCGCAGGCCGGCCCGCGTGCGGTGACGATGCAGTTGCCGCTCGTTGATGACTTCCCCCAGCGGGGTTGAGTTGAGCAGTCGGCACAGCTCGCTCGGTCGCAGCTTTCGCGGGTCAGTCGCCACGCCCCATCTCCTTCACAAGCCAGGCGGCGTAGTGCACCAGGTTGATCGTTCCATCGGCATTCGTCGGTGCGCCGGCCGCCACGTCGGCTTGCAACATCGCTTCGGTAATCAAGGGGCCACCAACCTTGACCAGCAGGCGCGCGGCGTCCGCCAGCGACAGTGCCGCAGGGTTGATCGGTTTCCGCGAATCCTCGCCGGACATGGTTTAGGCCGCCCTAAAAACGCCCTGGAAAAAAACTGTGAATTCTGCCGCCGCTGGCCAAGACCGCGCTTGATGTGTTTCGGAATTCATGGCTCCTGTGTGACTGTCCGAACGGGCATCCCAACCACCAACCCAGCGGAGACGAACGATGAACGCGAGAGACGAGGGACGCATGAGCGGGGCGGTCGACCAAGAGGCCTTCGAGAAGGTGATCCGCGACAACCTGTCGCCCAAGGCGGTCACCACGATCATCGCCTTCCTGCAGCCGGCGGCGTTCTACAAACCCGCCAACGACGAGGCGCTGCAAGCGCTGCGGCAGGTCGAATGGTTCGCCGACACGCTGACCGCGCTGCTCGGCGTCGATGAGCACAACCGCATGATCGAAGAACTGGGGCTTTAGCACCCAACGGAAAACCAACCGATGTCCAACGGAGAACGAACCATGAACCGCAAACAGAAACGAATCAGCGAACGCCGGTTTGAAACGAAACTCGCACGAATCCTGGAACGCCTGCTCGACCAGTGCGGCGGTCGCGTCGGAACGTTTGAAGAGCACGGTGTGTTGACCATGAACCGAGGGCTGGTGGTCGAACTTCCCAACGGACAGGAATTTCAATTGACCATCGTGGAAAGCACTCGTCGATGAAGCCGAAACGCTCGCCGGCCCCGACCGGCGGGCGTCGCGGTGGGTGGTTCCCGCCGCCTGACGATGGCAGCCGAACCATCGAGAACGCTTTTCCAAAGGAGCCAGATCATGGCAACCAAGAAGACCACGACGAAGAAGGCAGCCAAGAAGGCCACGACCCCAAAGGCGACTGGAAAGAAGGCCGCTCCGACATCGAGACCCGCCGCCAAGAAGACCAACGGCAAGCTGAGCGCCATCGACGCGGCGGCGAAGGTACTCGCCGAGGCGAAGGAGCCTTTGTCGTCGAAGGAGATGATCGAGCGGATGGCTGCGAAGGGGTACTGGAAAAGCCCCGGCGGCAAAACGCCGCAGGCCACTCTTTACGCCGCGATCATCCGTGAGATCGCAACGAGGGGAAAGGACGCCCGATTCAAGAAGACGGATCGCGGGCAGTTCACATTGGCCAAGTAACCTTTGAGGAGGATGACCGATGAAAACCAACCCAGAGAAGACCTTGCTCAACGCGGCCGAGGCGTTGCTTGAAGCGCGCGAGAACCAGATGGTGACCGCCGTCGATTGGCGAGCTTTGCGAAACGCGGTCCGGGCGGTGCGCCGGGCGCGACGACCGGCACCCATTCCCAAGAAGTCGCCAGTCGGCCCGTAGACCCCGCGCTCTACGCCCAGAACGCCCCACGTTCGCCAACGTCGGGGCGTTTTCTCGTTGGTTGGCTGGTTCCGAATATGTCGCGGATGGATTCGACACCCGCAGGTACGCGCCATTGAAGATACAGGTCTCCATGCGCGGAAACATGCTGCGGGTGGGAGACGAGCGTAGACGAAGACTACGCCGTCAGTGTGAATTAATTTGACAAACAGCGTCTGTCCGCATAGCGTTGCATCGCGACGGGTGATAGGCCAGCCCATCGTTCGCTTCCAGCGAATCGAATCCACTGAATTCAGGAAAGGAATGTCGAGATGAATGAATCGTTCGAAGCAGTCGTAAAACAAGCCTTCCACGATGCGAACGTCAATCATGACTGTAAATTTAGATTCGAACTTACACATAAGACGGTCGCTGCACTGACTATTGCGCAGTGCATCGTGCAATACGATAGCGGTAATGAATATATCCGACTCGATCGTCTTTTCGAGAAGCTCAAAGCTGCTGGCAAAATCGATTTGATTGAGTTTCGAGGACGTGGTGCGCAAGATGCGACTCAGATCGTTGTCGATATGACATTCGATGGGCAACGACACCAAGTGATTTACTTGTTGCCGTAATGTGGCGCTGTCTGCAGTTGCGTCTGTAAATAACTTTGCGAACATCAAGGCTCCATCAAGAAAACCAAGATAACACGGTGTGCGGGTTCAAGTTCCATATGTGAGAACCAATCACGGGATGCGTTTCGCATTTATCCCCGTGAATGTCTCGAACCGCTGGACGATCACGTCGCAGTACAGCGGATCGAGTTCCATCAGAAAGGCTCGGCGTCCCGTCTGCTGGCAGGCGATCAGGGTGGAGCCCGAGCCGCCGAACAAATCGATGACGTTTTCGCCGGCGCGTGAGGAGTACTGCATCGCCCGCACGGCTAGTTCGACCGGTTTCTCGGTCAGGTGGATCATCGATTGCGGGTTGACCTTCTTCACATGCCAAAGGTCGGTCGCGTTGTTCGGTCCGAAGAACGAATGGCCTGCTCCCTCTCTCCACCCGTAGAACGCGATCTCGAACGCGCCCATGAAATCTTTGCGAGTGAGTACAGGATGCTGCTTGTCCCACACAATGCCCTGCGAGAAGTACAGGCCGTGCTTCTTCAGAAACGGCGGATAGTTGCCGAGGTTGGCGTAGCCGCCCCACACGTAAAAGCCGCGCCCCGGTACCAGTACGCGGGCGATGTTGCCGAACCACGCATCGAGCAGCCGGTCGAATTCCTGCTCGGTGACGAAGTCGTTCGCCAGCGGTCGATCCTTGGCCCGCAGCTTCTTACCGGTCGGTTTCGACTTCTCCGGGTGCCGCGCCAAGTCGAGACCCTGGTGGTGCATCTTGCCGGGCACCTTCGTCTTTTCGCGGGCGATGTCGAACGCCGCGTTACCCTGGCCCGACCGCAACTTCTTGGCTGCCGCGTCGTTGGTGAATGAACTCAGACCGGCGGCGATCGCGTTGTTGCTGCGCGGTTCAACGCGAACGTTATACGGCGGGTCGGTGTTTACCAGATGGATCAGCGCGCCGTCGAGCAGCCGGTCGACGTGCTGCGGGTCGCTGCTATCGCCGCAGAGCAGTCGATGCTCACCCAGAAACCACAGGTCGCCGGGCTGCGTGGTCGCCTCGTCGGGCGGAGCGGGCACCTCATCAGGATCGCACAGGCCTTCCTGCAGTTCCGGATTCAGGATCTTCGCCAGTTCGTCCGGGTCGAAGCCGAGCAGGTCGAGGTTGAAGTCCATCCCCTGGAGATCGGCCAGCTCGATGGGAAGCAGATCGTAGTCCCACTCGGCGAGTGACGCCGTCTGATTGTCGGCAATGCGGTACGCCTTGATCTGCGCCGGCGTCAGATCTTTTGCAACATGCACCGGCACCTTTTCGAGGCCCAACTTCTGCGCCGCCTTGAACCGCGTATGCCCGCAGATGATGACGCCTTCCGCATCGACCACGATGGGTTGCCGGAACCCGAACTCGCGGAGCGACGCGGCCACGGCATCGACCGCGTCATCATTCACCCTTGGGTTGTTCGGATAGGGTTTGACCCGTGACACGGGCCACAACTCGATCTTCATGGGAATTCACTCCGTTGGACGTTCGGACAAACAAAACAAACTGTGCTGCCAATGGCGACTGTTCCCGCTGGCCTCTCCTGGCCCGGATCGCCGGGAAGGAACCAAGCGCCTGCCAGGACGCCACGGTTGGGCCCCAAGGCGGACCAGGGGCACGTGGCGTTAGTGATCGCCTCAGGCTCGTGCAACGCCACAGGCGCGAACGTGGGCGACGTCGTGGCAAGCGTTGCGGGAAGGCCACTGTCGCGGACTGACGCGACAGTTCCCATTGCGCCCGAGGTTCCTCCTGCGTGTGCGCGCCCGCGCACGCGATATACAATGGCGACTGACGCGACAGTGCGCGGCAGTAACCCCATCAATGCGGCTACCTGGATTCTCACGCTTCGCTGCCTTGTCATTACCAGACCCCTTTGAGCGCGATGCCCTCGTAGAACGGCTGCATGGCAGTGCTGCGTCGGCGCGTGACGCCAGGAATGGCGGCAGCAAGATCACGGCCAAAGGTTTGCTTGGTGCTGACCATCTGCCGTCCTTCCCCTTCGCACCACCGCTTCCAGGCGTCGTAGAGCGACTCGACGCTGACGCGGTGCGCAGGACCGATAAGGCATGCATCTCGAACGAAGGCGGAAACTGGCGACGACAGATCTTCGATCTGCTGCGCCACGTCGATGACGCTGGAGGGCAACACGAAATGCCCCCGCTCGCGGAGACGCTGCCATCCTTCAATGGCCCAGTTGAGGATGCCGGGAAGTTCTTCCAGGAGACGGTTCGTCAGCCCCGTGTCTTCTTTTCCGAAGAAGCTTTCCGTCAGCCTCAAGATGACGAACCGGCCGGCCAACGCGCCGCTGGCATCGGTGAGTCGCGGAAACTCGTTTGTCAGGAACATGAACCGCGTGGGCAATTTCATCGTGACGCTGATGATATGCTTCCGGTCGATGGTGAGCGTGTCCTCGCCGCTGATGCACAACAGCCGTTCGATGACCGTGGCGACGTTCTCGCCGTGGAAACGGGCGTCGCTGACGATGGCCAGGCTTTTGCCGATGAGCGGCTGGAGGCCAAATGGTCCAGCCAGGCTTGAGATCGTCGGCCCGCAGACATTGCCGGTGCCGACGAGCCGGTTCAGGACGCGGGCAATGGTCCCTTTCCCACTCCGCTTCGGGCCGGCGATTAACAGCATTTTCTGTTGCGATGTGTCACCTGTGAGGCAGTAGCCAAACCATTCCTGGAGCAGATCGAGCGATTCCATATCATCGTCGAAGAGTTGGTGCAGGAACTGATACCAAGCAGTGGGTGCTGCCGCTGTCGGATCGGGATCGAAGTCGAGGGCATTCACAGAAAAGAACAGCGGTGTCGCTGGGACGTGCCGCATCGTTGGCAGGTGGAGCAGCGTGGAACGGCAGGGGAGGATCTCGTTGGGCAACAAGCCCACCGGCTGCGTGCCGAGCCATGAGGGGGAGAAAACAGTCACCGGGAGATGTGTAAAGGCTCGAATTGAATCCAGCGCGGAGTTGATGGTGGCCGGATTGGACTCGTAATCGACGAGCGCAAGTTCTTCGGTCTTCCGATTGAAGACGTACCGGAGCGCCTCGTGCAGCCACACCTGGAGTCGCTTCTTGACGGCGTTGTCCTCAGCTTCGCAGTACCGGTTGTCCCGCCATTCCATCAAAAGACCGGCATAGCAGTGGACCGATCGTCCATCAGCATGCATGTGAAAGTCGCGGACGTAGGCATCGGCCGTTGGCAGAGTCCGCTTTGGAGACAGCACCAGGCGTCCTGAGAGGGGATCACGGCCGCCCAAAGGGACACAACCCTCATCGTCAACTTCCAGCGCCTGACCGCGCTGACACTGCTTCTCTGCGTCCCGCAACCTGCGGATGATCTCATCCTCAGTCCATGCCCGCGGGAATGGCCGTTGGCGGGAGTAGTCCTGAATGGTCGCAACCGCTGCGGCATCGTCGAGGTCGTGCTCAACCGCCCGGCAGGCGGCGACGAACAGCCGGTGTGACCCGTCGCGTTGATCTGTAATCCGGATTCGCAACATCGACGCCAGGCAACGCGCCCGGCGATCATCCGGGCCGACGTTGGTCGACGCTTCCGCCGGTTTCTGCTGTGACCGCGCCCGTTTCTTCTTTTCCGGTGCGGGCTGTTTTTCTCCGAGCTCTATGCGAACCGCATCCGCCAGGCGCTGTACGCACTCGAGCAGTTGCTGGGGGTCGACGGAGGCCGGTTCCGCATCGACCTCATCCCAACTGATCGTCTCGCCGGATTCGTGGGTGCTCGGCGGAAATACGGTTTGCATCCCGGTCGACCGGAGTTCCACCAGCATTCCCGCCGACTTGCTGCGGAACTTCTTCGTCGCCACGGGTGCGGTCACTCGATAGATCCAGTGGGAACGGGGCTTACTCGACCGACCAAAGACCGCAGGCGTCGTGGGCAGGAACTGCGGGGCCAGTTCGACGGCCCGTGCGTGGTCGAGGTCCACGTCGATCAACCAACCCGATGGCTCGCCCAGCAGAACTCCCAGGTTTTGGGGGTGCCCATTGAAGTGCTCGTAGACAGCATCCGACGTGAGACGCATCTGCTCCCAGCCTTTGAAGCCGGGATTCTTGCTCAGGTGCGGCACGGGAATCACCGACCAACCCCGCCGCACATAGGCTTCCGCGGCCAAACGCGTCGTGCTGCCGACCTGCTCGAAAGGCGTTTCGCCGGAGTTCTGTTCTTCCATGCGACACTGCTCCGCATAGCTGCGACCGACAGGGCCGGCCTCGTCGCCAGCCTCCGCGCGGACCACATTCCGCGCGCCGATAACCTCGGTCGCGTGTCCTCTCTGAAGCAAATTTACGCTGGTTGTTCCGCATGCATAAGACTGATCGCGAAAGTCAGATGCGCCGCATATGCGCGAGACATGCGCGAGCGATCACGGACATGCGCCGCATATGAGTTTCGTCGCGCATGCGATTCAGTAGAGACGTGTCCGTAATCGGCGCAGAGAATGGCAACCAGAGATCGCAGTCGGGAACACCCGTAGTTTCCCGCCCCGTTTCTGGAGAGAAACTTTCCGTGCCTTCTTCGCCGCACATGGCTGGATTTCCGCCACCGACCGGGCACACTGGTCCTGAGCCCGACTCGGGCGGTGTGCGCCCGCTGTCGACGCAATGGTTGTCGGACGAACGGATCGCCGAGGCCCGTCGCGTCTGGTCGAAGGCCTATGGCCGCGTGATCAGCACGGAGGAAGCCATCGAGATCCTGATGAACGTCCGCAGGCTCGCCGAAGTGTTGTTGCGTGCTGAAGAGGAGAAGCGGAGATCATGAACGTCGTCGTGTGGGCGCGGGTTTCATCCCGCGAGCAAAGAGAGGGGTATTCGATCGATGCGCAGCTCCGCGTGACCCGCGAACGGGCACAAGCCAATGACTGGCACGTCGCCCGCGAGTTCGTCGTGGCCGAGTCGGCAAAGCGTGGCGCTGAACGCAAGGCCTTCAACGAGATGTTCGCCTGGGTGAAGGCCAACGCGAAGCGTGAAAAGATCAAGGCCATCCTGAGTCACAAGCTCGACCGCGTCTGCCGGAACATGCGGGACGCGGTGCGGCTCCAGGAACTCGAGGACGCCTGCGGCGTGCAGTTGGCCTTTGTCGAAAACCAGTTCGGCCCCGGAGCTGCGGGAGCGCTGTCGTTCAACGTGATGGCAGCCGTTGCCCAGTATTACAGCGACAATTTGCGGTCCGAAGTGATCAAGGGGCTCGACGAGAAGGTCCGCCAGGGCTGGCCGACCGGCACTGCCCCGTTTGGATACATCAATGTGGAAGATCGAAACGAACCGATCCAACCGCACCCGGAGAAGTCGAGGACGCTTGTTCGCATGTTCGAAATGTATGCGACAGGAAGCCACACCTTTAAGAGTTTGGCGGATGCGCTCGAACGAGAAGGGCATGTCTACCGCACGAGCCAACCCCGTTTTCACCGCACGGCGCTGTCGTACATTCTCGGAAATCGCTTCTATGTGGGCGAATTGAACCGCAACGGACAGACCTTCGAGGGACGATACAAACGTCTCATCAGCCGGGCGGTATTTGATGCCTGCCAGGACGTGATGCACGGTCGCAACCGCCGTACCGGGGCACCCCAGCATCCATTTGCAGGGGGGCTATTCTCGTGCGCGTATTGCGGGCAATCGATTACCGGCGAACGAGTCCGACGCCAATTGCGGGGAGGGGGCATCCGCGAGCACATCTACTACCGATGTGCGAACAACGATCCCGGCCCCGGCCACCCCACCGTTCGTTGGAAGTCCGACGACCTCGAACAGGCCATCGCGGACGATCTCGCCAAGATGCGTCTAGCGAACCGAGAGGCCGCGTCGTGGTTCCGCACGGAGTTGTGTGCGGCTGTGACCGATCTGACGGCCTACCAGCGGCGGCAGGCGACGTCGCTCGCCAAGCGGAAGTCCGAGTTGGCGACCATGCAGGACCGCCTCCTGAACGCCTACCTCGCAGGCACGCTCGACGAGGAGGTTTACATGGCCAAGACGAACGAACTCAAGGCCGAGGCGGCGAACGTGGGCGAGACGTTGGCCCAACTTGGCGACGTAGACCCCGCCCGTGGGGAGTTGGCGGTGAGCCTCTTCGACTGGTCGCAAAAGGCCGCAGAGGTCTGGCGCGGTTCAAACAATGGCGTCAGGCGCGAGATCCTCAACGTGATTTGTTTGAACCGTACATTGAGCGACGTAAGTCTCGTCGCCCAAAAGAGAAAGCCCTTCGACGATTTCGCCAAAGGGCTCGTTTTAAACAACAGTCGGGGCGACTGGATTTGA